ATGTTAGCGACTTACGCGTGTGCATCGGCGAAAGAGCCGAAGAAGCAGCGCGTTTTTTATTAGTCGAATACGTGACCATACGGATAAATGGGAGGAACAACATGGCAGACAATTTTGAACCTATCACAACTCAGGAAGATTTCCAGACTCGCGTCAATGAGATCGTTCAGGAACGCCTCAGGCGCGAACGCGAAGCTGCCAACAAGCGGTATGACGGCTGGATCTCTCCCGAGGATCATCAGCGGGCGCTTAATGAAGTGGCGAAAGCATTCGACGACTACAAAAAAGCGCACGAGGGTGATGAGCAGACGATCGCAGACCTCACGGCAAAAAACAAAGCCTACGAGACGGACTCGTTAAAAAACCGGATCGCTCATGAGGTCGGTCTGTCCTATGAATGGATTTCGCGCATCTCGGGAGAAGATGAAGCATCTATCCGGAGCGATGCGGAATCTCTGAAGAAACTGGTCGGTTCGCCGGCCCCGCTTCCCATGAAGGAGACGGAGCCTAAGACCGGCGGAGAAAATGAAAAGTTCAGATCATTGCTGAACGGCTTAGATTTACAAGGAGAATAAAAATGGCTGTTATCAAAGGTAGCAATTTCCCTGTTGAGCTCGTAAAAGAGATGTTTTCCAAGGTTCAGGGCCACAGCGCGATCGCTCGGCTCGCGAACCAGATCCCGGTCGCCTTTTCCGGCAATGAGGTCATGACCTTCTCGCTGGATGGCGAGGTGGAGCTGGTGGCTGAGGGTGCCGCGAAGGGCGCCTCGACCGCCACGGTGGCGCCTGTCACCATCCAGCCCGTCAAGGTGGTCTATCAGGCCCGTGTGAGCGATGAGTTCACCCGCTGCGCGGAAGAGAAGCAGCTGGAGTACCTTCGCGCGTTCTCCGATGGCTTCGTGAAGAAGATCGCCCGCGGCATCGACATCATGGCGTTCCATGGCCTGGAGCCCAAGAGCGGCGCCACTTCCTCGATCATCGGCACGAACTGCCTGGACCGCGCTGTCGGCGTGGGCACCGAGGCTTACACGGCCGGATCCGAAGAGGCTGACATCACCGGCGCGATCGCTGACATCGGCGAGTACCCCTGCACCGGTATCGCGATGAGCCCCGCGTTTGCGACGGCTCTGTCCGCGACGACCTACGCGGGCGGCCAGAAGCCTTACGACGCTTTCATGTGGGGCGGCAACCCCGGCGAGATCCGCGGCATCCGCTGCGACGTCAACTCGACCGTCGCTGTGGCGGCTTCGACGGCGGTGAACCACTACGCCTATGTCGGCGACTTCGAGAACGCCTTCAAGTGGGGCTATGCGGAGAATATCCCGCTGGAGGTCATCCACTACGGCGATCCTGACGGACTGGGCGACCTGAAGCGCTACAACCAGGTGCTGCTTCGCGCCGAGGCCTTCATCGGCTGGGGCATCCTGGATCCGACCGCGTTCAGCCGCGTCGGTGACTGATGAAGTTTAAGAACATCCGCACGGGTATCGTCTTAGAACTTCCGGATAATTTCTCGGGCAAATACTGGGAGCCGGTCGAACAGCCGACTCCCAAGGAGCCCGAAGCCAAGAAAAAGGCTAAGAAGAAGGCGAGGTGAGTGAAATGAGTGACTACGCGGACGTCAACGACATCATGGAAATGAAGCGCGCGCTGACCGTAGAAGAGGCCAGCCGGGCGACACACCTCATCCCTGTGGTGTGCGACGCGATGCGCTACGAAGCGGAGAAGGTCGGAAAGGACCTCGACGCGATGATAGCGGAAAGCACCGTCCTCGCGGCTGTGGCGAAAGCCGTAACAGTCGATGTGGTCATGCGGGAGCTCAACACTCCCGGAACTCAGCTCCCGGCGACTTCTTACCAGGAAGCGGCGGGCGGGGTGAGCCAGTCTTACAGCCTGCCGAACGCATCCGGAAGAATAGCTCTTTGGCCCTCAGACCTGAAGGCACTCGGCCTGAGACGCCAGAAAATTGACGCGATCCCGCTCTGGAAAGGTTGTGTGTAAAATGCTTCCGTCCTTCATGAGACAAACGATCATCAGAATACGGCCCGGGGTAAAGACGCTGCGAGGCTCCGACATCCCGGACTGGGCGAACGCGACCAGGGCGATCATCCCTGGGTGCTCTGTTCAGCCGGCCTCGACCTCGCTGTCGCAGGATGGACGAGTTCTGGCATTGACCGACGGGCTGACGGCTTATCTCCCGGCAGACGCTGACGTCAAGGCGGGGGACCGCATCGAGTATGGCGGAGACGTCTACACGATCACCGGAGCACCGAGGGTCTGGCCCTCTGCATCGGGCGGACTGGACCATATCCTGCTCAACCTCGAGAGGTGGTCGGGATGAGTAATGTCAACATTGACTTCCTGCAGGGTGCGGGCTTTGACGCCTATCTGAAGAGCGACGGAGTGAAAGCTCTGATCGAGTCTCACACGAACGCGACCAAGGAACGGGCTGACAGTTACATCACCGGCGAGTCTCGGGGCTTTAACGCGAATGTGAAGCTGTTCAACCGTTGGGTGGGTCTGGTCGGTACGACTGACCGCGCCACGATGATCGCCGAGTCCGAACAGAAAGCACTTACAAAGGCGGTACACGGATGAGAAGAAGCATTGACATTGAAGATGCGGCGCGGGTGGTGCTGTCTGAGTACTACACGGCCTATGTGGACCCGTTGCCGGCGAGCTACTCCCTGCCGTTCATCCGCGTGACGAGTGCCGGAGGTTCGGAGGCGAACCAGATCGACACGTTCACGGTGGTCATCGAGGGCTATGCGGAGACAGACGCGGAGGCCTGCGAGATCACCCGGAACGCGGTGGGCATCCTGAAGGAGTCCGAGTGGTACGTCAGGGAAAACACCAAGGCGACGCGGTTCCAGGACCCGCTCAGGCCTGACCTGTGCCGTTATCGTTCCACTGTGCTGATCACAGCACATCAAGAAGAATTTGAGCTTTAAAAGGAGGCTTAAACATGGCAACTAACGCAGTAAACATTGGCAAGGGCCGCGCATCGGGCATGTTTCTGACTGCCGCGAGCGGGACCGCCCTGCCGGCGACGCTGTCCGAGACGACCCTCTCCGCATGGGGTTCGGTGGTCGGATTTGTTTCGGACGAGGGCATGACCCTGAACCTCTCCCGCGATAAGGAGAACATCAAAGACTGGGCGAACGTGGTGCGCCGCGTGGTCCTGACGGATCACGAGGAGACCGCATCGGGCAGCTGCATCAGCACGACCGCAGACGCTCTGGCGGCTCTGTTCGGCGCGAGTGCGGTGACGACCGAGACCGGCACCACGACCAGCACCACGACCGTGAACCTGTCCGCCAGCGACCTGCCGGCGGCTGCCGCGTTCCTGTTCGTGATGGTCGACGGAGACGATGTGCTGGCCTTCGGCTGCTCCGAGGGACAGATCTCCGTCAGCGATAACGTCAGCTTTGCTCCCGGCGATGCCATCGAGTGGCCTTTTGAGGTCACCGCGATGGGTGACGGCGGCATGCAGTTCATCAAGACCGCGGGTGCTGCGGGCTGATGAGCAAACGAAGGAGGAGAAACATGGCATTCATTATCAAGAAACCCGAACCCTTCATCATCAAGGGTGAGAAGGGCGAGTATCTGATCCCGGCTCTGACCACGCTGTCGATCGAGCAGATCGGTGACGTGATGTCACTCACTCCCGAGACCCCTGTGGCGGAGCGCATCGCTGCGGTGAAGGCGTTCCTGCTGCGGATGGCTCCCGGCCTCGAAGAGGAAGACCTCGGAGATTATGGCTATGCCCAGATCTTCGGAGCCTACGAGAAGGAGCAGGGTCTGGGAAAATAATCGGCCTCGCGCAGTTCGTGAGTGAGCACCGCGAGGCGGTCAACGTGGACCTCATGAAGAGGGGTTACACATTAGACGACGTCGGGGGTGTCCTAACATGGGACGCCCTCGGCGATTTTATTGCGAAAACAGAGCCGGGGTCGGCCTTGTCGTACGACCTCGACCCGGAAAGAGCACAGTGGGCGACGGTCGACGGCACGAACCGCATCCTCGCCGACATCTACGACCTTCTGGCGGCCATGAACCGCACCCTCGCCATGATGGCGACACAGAAGAAGCAGAAGAAGCCTGAGCCTTATCCGAGACCCGGGCAGAAGAAGAAAGAAAAACGCCACATCGGCACGGCGTCAATCCCGCTCGCCGATGTGAAGAACGAGATCATGAAGAGATTGCGAGGTAAATGATGGCAGACGGAAATATCGAACTCGCAAAAGCATATGTAACCATTGTCCCGAGTATGCAGGGCGCACAGCAGACCATCTCCTCGGAGCTGGGTGCTGCTGCGGAACCGGCGGGAGAGGAAGCAGGGCAGGCCATTGGCACCTCGATGCTCTCCTCACTTGAGGAATCCCTGGGCAAGGTCGGCAAGACCCTCACGGCAACGGTCACGGCTCCGATCATGGCGGCAGCTGCGGCGAGCGTGGCGGGATTCCAGTCCGTAGACGCGGCTCTGGACGATGTCGCGATCCGCACCGGAGCGACCGGGGACGCGCTCGAATCAATGCAGGGCATCGCCACGGACATCGCGACTTCGATGCCTGTGGAGTGGGGCGACGTCGGAGCGGCTGTCGGTGAGGTCAACACCAGATTCGGCCTGACCGGCGAGGAGCTGGACACCCTGTCCAGAGATTTCCTGAGATTTTCCCGTATCAACAACCAGAACGTAGCGAGCTCCGTGGACAATGTGTCCCGCGTGATCGCCGGGTTCGGCCTGAGAGCAGAGGACGCCACGGACATCCTCGACATGCTGAATGTCGTGGGGCAGCAGACCGGCGAGGACGTGGGTCAGCTGTCTGAAGCTCTGGCGACTAATGCCGGCACGTTCGCGGCCATGGGCCTGTCCGCTGAGGAAGCGGCCTCTTTCATGGCGGAGGCGTCGATGTCTGGTCTGACCACGACGCAGGCCATGACTGGACTACGGAGCGCGATCAACTACGCATCCTCTGAGGGCATGGACCTCTCCGATGTGTTCCAGTTGGTCAGTGAGAACGCGGACGACACCGGCCTGATGATGGACATTTTCGGCACGCGGGCGGGCGCAGCCATCGGCAACGCGGTGGCGAACGGCACGATCAGCCTGACGGATTTCACGAGCACGCTCGGGGATTTCTCCGGATCCGTGCAGACGACCTTCGACCAGACGCTCGACCCGATCGACGAGATGACGACGCTCCTGAACAATTTGAAGGAGCTCGGCTATGAACTCGTTGACGCCTTCGGGCCTGCGATC